TCTGTAACGCTAACTGCTACACCTGGGGATACTAAAGTAGCCATGTTTTCTCCTTAAACGGTTATGTATATTTATACGTTCTCGGAGAAACCAGGCTATTTAGCGGAATTCATATTTTCACAGGTTCAGGTTGCACCACTGTTTCAACTTGATTAAACAAAGAATCTAATGTAGAATTGTTATCTAAGATGTAATCAAATTTAGTTCCTACCCAAGCAGTTTCGCTGGCATGAATCTTTTCTTCTTTGAGCCATTTAACTGCGGATTCTACGCCCTTATTTGCTTGTACAGCTACATCATACCAGTGTGGTTGTATTCCGCGATCAACACGAATAATACTACCACCAGCTTGTTTGATACTGGCTATTTCGTTGGGGAATCTACAATCACTGATAACAATGTTATCTTTACTTCTGCGTAATTTATTCTCTACACTAGCAATCCAAATATCATCGTGAAAACCTCGTCGACATACCTCTGTACCCCAGTACTGTAAAACCCATCTAGGGGTTAGAGTAGGTATACCTAAACGTTCTGCCCACCACGGATCTACTTGTTCGCGCCATTCACGTGCTTCTTTAGTACGACCTTCTAGTAAGACTCTATCCCAGCCGAATACTGCGGCTACCGCATCTTTTAATGTATTAGCAAAACTCTCACGACGGAATCCGTGAACATTAACTAGATAGTCAGCAATAGTGTCTTTACCGCTGCCAATAAAACCACATACGCCAATAATCATTTTAATGTCTCCTCTAGCCATACTTTACAATCATCCCAGTTCTTATATATATGAGCTCGGCCGCCGGCGCGAATCCATTCTTCGCAGTTACTAGGTCTATCGTCAATTAAAATATCCCCGGGTTCACATCGCATCCATTTTTCATTACTATAGGGTCCAAGGAAAACAGGAATATGGGGGAAGTTATCATGAGCCCACCATACTTTATCTTGTACTGCCCATGGCACATCATTGTTATGTGGCAATGCGCTTAAAAAGAATAAACCAGAGTCCGTGCGTCTACAATATTTTGTAACCCAATCAACTAGTTCATGAGCTCCTGATTTTAGTGGAAGATGGCGATACATTCTTTGATTGTCTTTAAGACGACGCCATTCAGTGTCTGGGAGAATTTGCGACCAATCCCAACTTGGTCTTTTTAGATATTCGCGAGCTGCCTTCATCCAGTCAGCGACCACGTCATCCATGTCAAGGTAAATGTTCATGTTGCTAGTATATAGCAACACTTTCTATTTGTCAAAGGGTTTTTCGCCAGTTAACGATGGTCTGGAGAACCATAGTTTAAACCATTCATCTGTGCCTGGCCGGATGTTATGTGTGCGCTGGTATTCACCCATGTTTGTACCAATTTTGCCAGTAACTGGACTAGGTGCTGTTTTGTCAACGCCTGCTAGCACTCGAAGTTTTGCTAGATCATCCAATTATGAATCCTCCGTAGCCACCACCGTCTACGTAATTCTTTAAATCTTCATCAAGCTTTTCTAAGTCTGCGGCTGCTTCAGCTTTTAACGCATCACCGTTTAAACTTGTACCGCCTTGTGGACCTGCTATAGTAGCAAACTTGGCACGAGCTTCGCCTAGCATAAATTTAGCTTTGGCAAAGGCATAGTCCTTGATCCACGGACCGGCATAAGGATCTATTAATAAATCTTCATCATCGCGTTCGACCCAGCACCAAGCAAATACTGTATCTTCGGCTCTAAACTTACGATGTAATAAAATCTTCTTATCGTTCTGACTAAAGGTAAATGTTACATAGCCACCAAACATACGTGCCATCAATTCACGACGATCAGCATACAATTCGTAGTTTAACAAACCAGCGAATTGATTTGATTGTTGTAATAACATATTGTTTAGATACATAGCATTAAATGGTTCAAAATCTACACCAGTACCACTTGCGCCTGCTGTACCAGTTTGACGAAGTATCACTTCTCTGACTAATTGAACGTTCAATGGTAATTGATATTCTTGCTGTTCTGCTTTTAGATCTATGGGGATAAATTTTTCTGCTACTGCTCTACTACTGCGCTGTCTGTACTTACGTAAAGACTGATTAATCGCTAAGTCGTAGTGTGCTGAATCTAGTTCAACATCAACCATTCCCCCGCCTAGTCTAAGCTCTATGTCCTTGGTAAGTTCGTCTTTGATACTCATAAAAAATCTCCCGTTATGTATATTTAGCGGGAGATTTTGGTTTGTTACAGATTAATTTTTCCAGCGTTTAATAACTAAATTAGGTTGTCCCTTTGGGGAATTAAATCCCAGAATAGCGTTGCCTGTTTTATTTTTTACCATAGTTCCAAAGCCAGCCCATGCTCCATTTTGTAGTGTAATGTTCATGCTCTGTAATTTTCCATTAGCAATAGTCCAAAACACATTATTATTACCAGATCCTTGGCCTCGAACACTTTGACATATAATGTCTGGTTTTCCATCTGCATTTACGTCTGCTATTTCAAATTTATAACACCATCCATCATTAATTATACTAGCATTAGCTGTTTGGTCACCAATTAATATATCACTTTTATCTTCCCATGTACCAGATTTATTTCTTTTAAAGGCTCTAAAATATGCTGTATTTAAATTACAAGTAAATGACGCAACAATTTCATTTTCTCCATCACTGTCTATATCAATTGATGTAATTGCTGATACCGGAGTATATTCGCATGATTGTAAAGCTGGTGGTGGGCCAAATACTTGCGCTGAGGAAAACTGTCCTTTTGCCCCAGTGCTTTCTATAATAAAAATATCTCTATGATTTGAGATCACTAGATCAGGCCAGCCGTCACGATTAAAATCTGCACTATGACCTACATACAGTCTTAAATTAAAATCAGACGTTGTTGACGTAAAATTAATTACTTTATTTGGGATGTTTAATGTTCCTCGACTTAGTCCTGCTAGTCCATTATTGAATAGTACATAACTTTCAGAATCTTTAGGAGGATTATAAGGGCAATCGGTGAATCCCAAGTATAGACTACATTTAGTTCTAATGTCAACCCTATTATTCAATAATAATAAATCAGGCTTGCCATTATTATCGAAATCTGCTATTACTAGTCCGTGACTAAAATCAGTTACTTGTGGTAATGTATCTGTACCATCGACAAATCCTGTAGATTTATTTAATAGTAACGTATTTTGATTTCCGTAAGGACCATCATCATATCCATGATCAGCAATAAAAATATCATTACGTCCATCTCCATCAAAGTCAGCAATGGCCACTTGCCTTGGATGTTGATTTTTATGTATCACTGACTGTAATTGTGCATTTACAATGTATGTATCATTTACTGGATCGTAAAACAATACAACCGGTTTAATCTCTCCACTAGGATCGTATTCTCTACCACTGTAGGAAGGACTAGTAGTGTGCCTGAATAAGCCGATTACTAAATCATCGTAACCGTCTCCATTTATATCACCTTTGCCTATTAGGTTATAGAATAGTATATCATTACCAGAATATAATGATGCAGTATTGAGATTAATAATAGCCATCGTTTCAGGCTGAACATGATTTAAGTTGGTACCTGAAATAACAGGAGGTTCATAACTTACCGGATGTGGTGTTGGTGTAGACGATCCGCCTCCTCCGCAGGCTGTTACTCCGCAGGCTGTTAACGTGCTAACAAATATCAACGGAATTAAAAGTCTTTTCATTTGTAAACCTTTAACAATATAATGTCTGTGCCAATCCTGCCGTTAAGTTTGATCTCAGTACTCTTAATACCTTTAAACCATTTCTTAGCGGCTGGCTTACCATTTGCTGTAAACTCTTTGAGTTGGTCTTTTGGCTTACGTAGTGTCTTTTGTACACTGGCGTTGGCATCAAATCCTAGGATAGAACTGTTCTTAACCGAGAGTGTACCAGCATATTGGTCCGCAATATAGATGCCTAACTTGCGTGTCTTAGTATTGTAGACCCAAAGTTCTTGTGCTGTAAGAATAGTAGTTGGGTCCGCACTTTTAAGGCCTAGCTCTTTAAACTCTTTTTGGTACTTCAACTTTGCTACTACCTTTTCTGGCAGTACTGCTTTCTTCTTACGTGGAGCCTTGCTAGCTTTCTTGACAACGTTATAGCTGTTAGCATCTGTCAAAGCCTGTTGCCACCATTTAATCATAGCGGTAACTTGACGCTTGCCTAAATGCTTGTATGCTTCTAATAGTTGACTGTCTTTGGTAGAGTTAACTTCTTCAAACTCTGCGATCTTTTTATTAATGAACTCTTGTACAGTTTTAACCTGTACTGCGGGAACATTCATTTGTGTCATCAACTCAACTAGCTTAGGCTCTCCTTTGAACTCTAGTGTAAAGTCATCAAAGCGGCCTTCCAGTTCTCCTAGGAACTCTGCTGTCTTTTCTGCCATACGTTCTTGGATGTTGAACTTGGGCTTGTCGTCTTTGACTTCTTCTACAACGACATTGCTAGTATCAATGCCAAGGTCTGCTTGTTTAAGTTGTCGAACAAGAGTACGAAGTGTGCCAAAACGTAGTGCTAAGCCGACACGACCTGCACGAAGGGCAAAGCCAACTGTAGCACCTGGCCAAATGTCGCCACGCTTAACTGCTTCTGCTATTTTTTGACGTCGTGGATTACGAGCAAGGAATTGGGATAGCCATTCTGCGCTTTTCTTTTTGTCTTGTGTGTGAGCATACCAATTTAGTGTACGCATTACTTGTGTCTTGTACTCGCTGTCTGTCCATTGTGCTTGTTCTTCCACACTAGGGTAAGTTGGTTCTTCGCCGACATATTTGGCGTCTACTTCTCTGTAAACAACTGTCTTGGCTGGAGGCTCAAATCGCCATGCCAGTTTATCGGACTGCTTTACTGCTTTTTTAGTTACCATTATTTTTCCTTTTTGCAAGAGTTTTAAGTGCTTTGTGCATTAGAATAGATTCTTGACTATATGCCGCGACTTCCCATGGCTGATTTAGATAGTCATTCTTGTTTAGCTTACCCATCCAGTAAGTGTAATACTTGCCACGATGCTCTTGGTGTTTAATTTGTCCAAGTAAGTATTGTTTAGCATGAACCATTTCATGAGCAAGGACTCGGGCAGTATCCGAATAACTCAATGTACTTTGGATAAAGATAAAAATATCTTTCTCTAGTCCAAGAGTAAGTCCGTCTGCGTCATGGCCGCTACGAACATCTCGTTTAGTGGAAATAAACACATTACCTTTACGGTTATTGATTTTCAACAACTTAGCATAAGTTTTGCTAAGAGCTTCCATCAATCTGCGTTTTTCTGCGGATTTGGTATGGATTTCTAAGTTCATAATGTATTATATTACAGAAACCAATTTGTGTCAATAAAAAACCCGCCGAAGCGGGTTTGTGCTAATCAATTACTATTAATTAGAAACGGTGTGTTAAACCAACACCAATCTTAGATACATCGGTTGATGTACCTGTAACGTCTACATTGCTATAAGCAAAACCAACTGCTGTTCTCTTGCTTAGGTTATAATCTAAACCCAAAGCATAAACTTTAACATCAGTGTTTGTTTTACCAAAACTTGCTTTAGCTGTGTAAGGACCGAACGCATTAGCAACACCAACTAAGTCGCCTTTGCTGTTCTGTGCGCCTTGGTCATCGCTATGAGTATAAGTCAATGTAGTAGTACCAACCTTAGTACTTAGACCGATTACTGTGCTTTTTTCAGCACCTAGTGTGTAAGTTGCAACTGTACCATTTACACCAAATGCCTTGGCACTAGCACTATAAGAACTCGCATTGCCGCCTACTGCGTTTTGTGTATTGTCGGCTGTAACAGTTACACCTTTAACTGGAGTAACGCTGACAAATGTAGCATTGCTCATACGCAAGCCACGCAAATTGTGAACATCACCAGCAACAGAACCATACATGGTTCCAAAAACATCGTTGTTAGTGATAGCCAAGAATTGACTGTGAACATTACGACCTAAATCAATACTTCCGAAAGAACTAGCTAGACCAACAGTACCTTGGCGATCGCCAAGTTGTGTTCCTGATCCACTGATTGTATTGCCGCTAAAGCTAGTGTCGATAACTGCGCGAGCAGATAAACCGCCTGCTAGTTTTTCACTTGCTGTAAAAGCAAAATTGCTAGTTGGTTCTGTAACTAAACTAGTTGCACGAGTTGCACCTGTTTTAGTGCTATCAACCCACTCACTTACCTTACCGCTGACAGTGACTTGTGCTGATGCCAAACCAGTTGCTAATGCTAACATAGTTGCTAAGATTGTTTTTTTCATAATAAATTTCCTTTTCTTTTAGCTGATTAAAAATAATCAGCTACCTTTATATATAAGGTAAGTTCTAATTATACAGAGAAAAGGGCCAAAAATCTTTGATTTTTGAGATTTTTGGATGAATCACCATTTAAAAGTTATAGGTAAATAGTACATTATGCCAAGACTAAGCCTGTGGAAAAACGAAAAAACTAACGACTACCATT